AGGTATGCGATCTTCTCTTCCAGAGAGTGGAAGAAAACGGTATTCTGATTTATATGATTCAAAAAATACTGACGTGCTGCTTCTTTGTCTGCGTCGAAATTTACTTTTCCGTCATGAGTGGGAATTGCCAGTAGTGCGTTAAGAGAGTGATAATCAAGCATTGAAAATATCCATTACATTTGTTACGTCGTGTTGCGTGCCGCGTAGCTCATACCTGTATAAGACTGGCACATCACATTTATTCGAGATCAGATCGCCAGCGAGACAAAAATTGCTCCCGAAGTTTTTATTACCGGAAGCCACAATACCTTTGAGGTGTGTTCTGTTATTTTGATTATTTAGAAATTTTACTATTGATTTTGGGATAGCCCCTCGTCCGTCATTTGCTGCATAGGTCGGGATAAATAAAATGTAAGGACTTGAAATTTCTACTAAATTTGGCATTCTAGTCTTGATCTGGAATGCGTTTTCTTCCATACCTAATTTCTTAATGAATGAAAGAGTGTTACCAGTTTCGGAGGAATAAAAGACAATATTATACACCTGCCACCTCCTTATTGGCCTACTTAAAACGTCCATTTTTCATTATTGAAAGATTAAAATCTTAACACAAAACTTCTAAAAAGTCAAGTTGAAAATTACTTTGTACATTTTAATCTAACAAAAATAAACCCGCTTCGCGCAATAGTCGTTCACATGAAACGTGTACACCATCAAGCATATATCCAACGCCTTTACGCTCTTTCATACGGCGTCCTAAAATAGCTTGGCAGCGTTCCATCAGCGGGAGGCCGTCATGATTCTTTGGGCGCTTCCTGCCAGTCGGCTTTACTTTTTTCGGATTCTTAGTATCCTTCTTTTCCATCTCATACTTTTTAAAAAGTTCAACGATGTCTTTAGGCTTCATAAAAAATTTTTCTTGTTGTGCTTCTTCTGCCATATTTATCTCCATAAAAATTACCCGCCAAAGCGACGGGTAACTTTAAATTTATTAAGTAATTGAAAACTATTAGTAATTCTTCCCGCCGTGCTTATATCCACGTTCGCGATTCTTCTGTAACTTCTTCTCCACAATTTCCATGAATGGAATGTCGTTGGCGTTTGCATAATCGACAATCTCATCCAGAACGATGAAGCCCCAAGCAACGTCCTTCGTTGCATACCACTTCGAAATAAGGAGGTGGATTTCAGCCGCGAATTCTGAGAAGTCGGCATAGTCGAGGAAGTAAGCCTGTGGCACATCGACGGTATAAGCCTGCTTGTTAGCGCCGGTCCAGTCGAGAATGCGGATAGCAACGTCGGCTAGTTCAACCGCAATGCCCTTATATTCCGGGAGCTTGTCATCCCACAAATCTTTACGATCAGCTTCAACAGCTTCTGAGACTTCGGAATGGACTAAGGAAATATGCTGAGCAAAGGAGCGGTTCTCAACGCCCATGTCCCAAAAACCGTTAGCTTTATTAATTTCAAAAATTTCGGTCTGAAGATCGAGGAGTGCTTGTGTAGTGATAGTCATTATATACCTTTAAAAATTAAATTGGTTCTACGCGGATGTTTCTGATCCAGTCTTCTAATTCTGGATCGCTGTGTTTAAAAACAATAATAAAACCATTACCGTGATTATTGACGCTGACAATTTCTTTGTCGGTCGAAGTGATGAAGGAATTTAATTCCTCCACGCCTTCAACAAATTGTGTTCCGTAGTTACTGGCCACTTGTCTTAGCCTTTTCTAGTTTAACTTGGATGATCCAGTCTTTAATCCCCTCATCGTCCTTATCAAATTCTTTTACAGGCTCAGTGGAAACAATAGTAAAATCATCATTGGACATGTTGTGAATAGAATAAATTTCCCTGCCTTGCTTGACCAAATTATTTAGTGTATTGGTCAATTGAAATTGCGTAACAATCGTGGCTTGGAATTTAAACTTATTCGCCATTATTTTTAGCGTCTTCTTCTTGTTGAGCCATCAGTAGATCGGCTTCAGCTTCGGGGGCGTAATCTCTGATCTTCCCTGTCTTGAAAAGCCAATCCACGGTATAACCATAAAATGACGCATTCGTTACGGGACCGGTACGCTCTTCATCATTTTCGAATTCGTAGCTGGTTTCGATACGGATTTTGCCATCTTCTTCGTCCGTAAGTTTAATGTACGCAATCATGTTTTAACTTTCTAAAAATTTAAGATATTGTCGGATGTAGCGCATGAAGAGCATTGCCTTGTCTTCGGCAAGGAAAGTAGCGTCTCCAATGTCGCTGATCGGTACGGGAAAGAGAAACCCGTTCTCAGTCTCGTACCAAAGATTTTCACTTCGGTAGTATTTAAATTTGACTCGCTTACCGTCGCTAACCATTTCTTTAATGTTCATTTAATTAAACCTTTGGTTTCTCACAATGAATAGCTTTGAACCCGTCAGGGGCATCGTAGATTGAAAAATCATTGAAGATAATAGGAGCGCGTTCCTGAAGTTCTTTCAGCATTGTAACGGCAAGGACGCGGATTTCTAGATCGGCCCCTTCACCACCACGCAAGGCGCAGACGTGACGGGCCGCTCTCATGTTCATGGTCCACGTCAGACGCGTTTCAGCTGCATTGGGTAGGACAGAACGTGCCGCTTCTAGAATTCGTTTCTTGCGCATCGTAGCGAGTTTAACGCCTAGTTCAGAACCTTCACCAGAAGTAGTCAGTGATTCCATGAAGGAAATTAAATTTTTATATTGCTGCAACGCATCGAGACAGGTGCTGGCGAATATGTTACCAACAGAATTAACGGCTCGATTGTCCAAGCTCTGAATCAAAGGAGGAATAACGAAGTTAACGTCTTTTGCGTCAACGTAGCGCTGGCTTTCCTGAGACGGTGCAGCGCCTGCCCTGTGACGAATAAGTTCATGAGTAAGTGAACGAGAAACGCCAGAGATTGCGAACGAGATATTAGAATGTTCTAGCACAGAACCATGTTCCATGTCAATGATATTTTTAATATATTCTGATCTTTCTCGCCCTTTTGAAAATGAACGGTAGCAGTGGCGTCCCGCAAATTCAGGCAAAGCATCTAGGGAAATATCTCTCTCGTCATGATAAAGATCGTTCCATAGCACGCCAAGTGGTGTGCCGTCATCATGAAGAACTTCAGTTAGATTATGGTCATGAGCCCAATTCTGAATGCCTTCCCAATTGATCTTTGTCTCGGCTACGACATGAACCGTTGGCTCTGTAATAAATTTAGTCACGAATAAAATTTCCTTTACCCTTAAAATGGTTCTTTACGATTTCTCTAACTTGCTTCTTAGTGTCTTCAATTTCTATATTGACGACTTCATAATCACATTTTAAAGATTCCATATTTGCTTCTGATACATGCTCATCCATGTTGTAGAACGAAGGTCGCCTTACTTTGATGACGATCCCGTTTTGCTCCCGGATCGCATCAACTTCATCTGGAAATCGCACGTCGCTAACGGCAACTCTATCCAAATTTTTAATTTTCCGCTTCCAGCCGTCGATCCAGAAATTTTTACCCATGAAATTTCTGCCCCACTCTGTACCAAGTGTTTGCATCGCGTAGCGAAATTCTTTATTATTGAAGTACCGACTTCTGTGATCTTTGTACCAATCGTCAGTGTAAAGGCTTGGGTCTTCAACATCATTGTATTCGAGCCACGCCGTTAGCATGGCCTTGAGACCGCCAGCGAAGGGAACATCCACATACCTCATGCCTTTTAAAGCTTCAGCACATGTGCCCTTCCCTGAACGTTTATAGCCGCTAAAACCTACGATCCTATTTTCGACAAGTTTAAATTTCTTCTCTGCCATTAAATTACCACTGTAAGTTTTTCTGCCGCTCTGGTAACGGCGGTATAACGCCACTTGTCTATATCGTCCCTGAAAACATAACCTTCGTCATGCACAACGACATGAGGCCACTGCGATCCCTGACTTAGATGGGTCGTGATACAATGGCCCCAATCGACGTGATGCTGCTTCTTTTTAGCCTCAAAGACTTCTTTCTTTTCGCCGGTAAAGTATCCGGCTTGCCTTCCGTAATGCTCTTCAAAAAGCGCTTGACAGACTGTGATATTTCTAACGATACCATCTTCGTCTGTCGCATTCATGTAGAACGTGGCGCGACCTTCAACCAATTCGTAATCTTTATTATTTGTTAAGAACATGCCATTGACAAGCTCTTTAGCAACTCTTGAATTTTTACGAACGATAAGAGGTTCGCCAACCATAGGACCGACTAAATCATAACCAGCGGCTTTGCGGATTTTTTTGGTTAGCTTCCACCGTGTTGCATTTGTACCACAAAGGACTTGGACTTCTTTATCCATATCTAATGTGTCTTCGTCATTCTTCTTCCGAACGATATTGACTGTCTCGCCCCACGTTCCGACTTCCAGTTCGCCGCCTTCTCTGATATGCGTGGCAAGAGCGATGATAGGATTATCTTTGGCTTGGCGATGAATTTCGGTCAGGAAAACATCAGGTTTTCCGATGCAAAATCCGGGATTGTCTTTAACGGGCTGAAGCTGTCCCGGATCGCCAATGGCGAGGATCGGGATACCAAAAGATTTTAAATCATCACGAATCATTTCGCCAACCATCGAAGCTTCGTCCACGATAATAAGTGAAGCTTCACGGATAGAGCTTTCCGTATTGAGGTGCCATGTCGGACCATCAGTAGAAATATAAGCCTTGTCCAAATCTTCGTTTAAAAGTTTAAGGGTTCGCTGAGCATCTTTGAGGCTGTACTTTTTACCCTCAAAGAAAACATCTGGAGCACTAAATTCAGCCGCTGAACCAAGCGCCTTACCAAGATCAGCTATTTTGTATTCAAGCACTTCAGCTTTGAGTGCCTTTGGTCTATAGATCGCGGAATGAATCGTGCTAGGGATAATATCTACACCAGCGTCACGCAGTTTTTTGCCCGCCACACGAGCAGCCTTCCCCGTAGGGGTGACAACAAATACTTCAGTCGTTGTCAGGCCGCAAGCTTCAACAATAAAAGGAAGAATTGCTGTCTTCCCCGAACCGGCATATCCACCTAAATAACAAGGCTTAGGCTCTTCTTCGGTTTGAGCTTGTTTAAACCACGCCACAACTTTTTTGACGGCTTCATTTTGGTGATCAGTTAGAGTAATTGACATTGCAATCTCCTTCTAAAGTCATAAATAAAAGGGCTTAGAATAGCCCTTTTATTAACCGGAAGATTTGACCACCTTGAAAGGGTTGCCGTTAGCGTCCCAACTCATTTAAGGTTGGATGACCGATCAAATCTTCACCTGTATTTCTAAGATTTTAAATCTTAGAAACGACGGCGACGACCACCAGTAGCGGGAGCTTCTTCAGCCTTCTTCTCGACTACTTCTTCCTTGACTTCGGCTTCAGCTTCTGAAGAATCATCATCTTCGTAGTTAGAAGCGTCATTCTCGCCACCATACTTTTCGTCAAGTTCTGCTTCGCTGATCCAGCCTACGATGGTAAACTTAGGAGCGTAAGCCTTTTCCTTCTTCTTCGCACCCTTCGGTGTGAATTCGGTAGCTTCAAACTTAACGATTGGGAGTAGGTCTTCACCATCATCACCAATGTTCTGACCCTTCTGGATCGCCTTACCGTAAGCGGCTAGGAGATTACCAAAAGCACGGAGGCCAGACTTTGAACTATTCTTGAGGAGGAGCTTTTCGCCTTCAGCATCACCACCGCCTTCAAGTACAGCTACTTCAAAGCTGATCTGCTGCTGCCAACCATCATCATCGTCATCGTAAGGACCATGATCTTCAAGCTGGCTCTTCGGCGTAGGATTGCCGTCGAGAATGCGTGTCATATCTTCGCCAACGACTTCAGAGTCCTTCCAGCAAATATGGCCCTGCTTGGCAGAATTCATATTGACTGCGCCTTCCCAACCGTCGTCTAGCTCTTCCTTCTCAGCGCCGTAAGTGTAATCGCCGGTCTTGCCGCTGAAGCCAGCGAAAGTTAGACCATCGTTACCGCCGCCTAGTGAGGATGCAGCACTTAGGAATGGATTACCTGAAGCGCCATTGTTTGCGACAGCGTTCTCGTTACGGGTTGTAAGTTCATTTGCCATTTTATATTTTCTCGTTTCTTAGTTTCTTGTTTTTCGTTTAAGTTATGTGTTTTTATCTCTACAGTGTTTTTATTTTTAAATCTCCTAGAGACAATTGGAGAAATATTTTATGCGTCAGCCTGCTTAATCAATTCCTTTACCGAGCCGAGCACTTCAGGATTCATTTCTGTTTCGAAGCCTGCCACGAGGGCGGTAAGTGTGGCGTAAACTGCTGCACTATAATCCTCTTCGGAAGCGCCGCTCTGCTTTGCCGTTTCAGCGAAAACCACGATGTGTTCACAGAAACTTTCTGCTAACTTCATCATAAGTTGGGCTACATTGTCGTCATTTAGTTTTGTCATTACTTAACTTTCTTTGTCGTTACACGTAGCACTTCAAAACCTTCGCCCTCTTTTTCATAAAGCGTTAGATCAATGCCATCCTCAATCATCTTTTCTTTATCGAGGCCGGTGCGTCCCTTCTGCGTGGAGTAAGTCACGGCCCAAGAACCATCAGTTGCTTTTAGATTTCTTGTACCAAGCTTCTTGAGGAATTCTTTCATTTCAACGCGGATACGCTCTTCGTCCATTTCGGCAATCTTCTTGCGTTCCTTGGCTTCTTGCTCATCTTCGACAAACTTTGCCATGATGGCGCGATCTTTATCGAGAGCGATTTTATCAAGGGACTCTTGCGGAACTGATGCGAGGTTGATACCGTTGCACTGTTTAAACCAAGGGCAAAGTTTGCATGCCCCTGTTACTTTACCTTCAGGAGGAAGGTCGCTAGGGATTTTAGCCGCGAAGACTTTCTTAGCTCTAACTTTAGCAGCTTCATAAGTCTTTTCATCGAAGCGAATAATGAAAGGCGTGATGTTGTCTAAGAAGGAAGCGTCAACATATAGAATGACGCCGTAGCGTGGCTTGAAGTCGGTCTGATCGCGGATTAGCCCGATCTGAATATTGACTTGGCCCCTGTGAACCGCCTTCTCTTCTGTGAGCGAGACGCGTGGATCGATTGACTTAACTTCGACTGTGATGCAGTCACTTTCAATGTCATCAATGCCGTAGAGACTGAGAGCGTCACGTTCCAGATTTGCGAGCAAGCCGTCTGGCGTTGCGCTAAGGCGATTTTCTTCGTCAAGGAATGTGGTCTGATCAGACTGACCAGCGCCGATTAGGTCGATCCCTTCAGGAAGACCTAATTCTAGTGCAGGAACAACGTAATAATCTTCGATTAGATTACCGCGTTCCATAGCACCCCAAGACTGAGAATAATCAGGGTCTTGATCAAAGCCCTTCTTCTTGAAGAAGGCTTTCCTGAGACAGTCGAAAGTTTCAGACGCGCCCATGGAAAGGGCACGGTCGTACATCCACTTTTTCTGCTTGCTCTCATGAGCCATATAGTTATTAAAGATTTTATCGAAATCTAGAATTTTAGAACCTGTTACTGCCATTTCAATTCCCTCGGTTCAAAATTTTCGACTAGGTTGTGATAAACCTTGGCGCAAGCTCTAACGTCAACCATGGCGTCGTGAGCCCCTTCGATATTTTCTTTAAAAAAATAAGTCATGCATTCTTGCAACGTCGGCCATTTATAACCTTTACCGCCTTTAACTTTTGGCAGGCGTAGGATTTTTGTTGTGGCTTCTTTCGTGCAACGAAGTTCTTTACCTTCGAAAATGTCTCCCGGCATCCCGGCCTTGTAAGCAGCATGCCTCATTACGAGGGAATCGAAAGACATATTGTGAGCCACGATAACATCTGCTATATCAACTAAGTCACAGAAAATTTCTAACGCACTATTAGCGGACACGCCAAGTTCGAGAGCCATTTCTAAGCTGATGCCATGAGTTTCTTCAGCCTTTTCGCTGATCGGAACAGATGGAATGACGATGGTCTTTACCGTGGCTATTTCGTTTTTAGCTTCGTCAAATAGAATGCAACCAAGCTGAACCAGCTTACAATGACGTTCGTCAGCTGGAGGCGCACCCCAATGGACCAAGCCAGTGGTTTCAGTATCAAAAACTAAGGTTTTCATTATTGTTCTCCACGCATGTTGCGTAGAATTTTTACTGATTCTTCTTCAGTAATTGGGGGAGTGATTTCGCTTTGGAAATCTTCGACTGTTTCGATGTCAGGCTGTGATTTAGCGCTAACTGAATCTACGAACAGTGATAAGCCGTTTTTAACTGCAACAACGATGATGAGATAATAAATTGCAACGGCAAACAAAATGGTAAGTGCGATGGCACAATAATCTACAATATTTTCAATCATTTATCAGTTTCTAATTTTTTACTTTTGTTATTATGTTGGGGATAGTAGCATAATAAATTCTAAATGTCAAGCGTAAAATTTCGATTATTTAAATTTTTTCTGCCATTAGTGGGTATCCGACCAAGTTAAACCAATTTTAAATTCAGCTGCAACAGGCAATTGGAATTTAAAGAAATCACCAGATGCAGCAGCTGCTTCAACAGAAGTTTCGCCAGCAATTTGTGCAATCTCTTCACGCACCGCTACCTGAATTTCGTCATGAACGAAAGCCATCATGGCGAAGTCTTGTTCCCACGAATGCGAATACCCTTTATTCTCCATAAATTCTTCAAACAGGAGATACCACTTCTTTGCGATCATGGCACCTGCATTTTGGAGCAAGGTATTGAGCGCGGCGTGTTGTGCCCTGATATAGAGACGACGCCCGTCAATGCCTTCGATCCAACCGCGACGAGCCTCAGACTTAAGCTTCTTCATGAGCTTTTTAAGTGCTGGCATGTTGCGAAGGAATCGATCTAGAAGTTCTTTACCGATGCGCTCCTGTTCGTGTTCTGATCCGAAAGGTAAAACGATACTACCTATCTTTGCAGGACCTGCCCCGTACAACGTAGCGTAGATGAACGTCTTCGCTTGATCACGGCTTTCTAGTCCAGCGGCTTTCTGATTGACAGAGTGAACATCACCTTCAAGCAGAATTTTAGCATATTCGCCACCGTCAAATTCAGCCATGTAGTGGGCCAAACAGCGAAGCTCGATACCACTTAGGTCAGAGCCCATCATGACGAATGGTGAGGTTGTGTGGAACAATGAGCGGCACTCATAGCCCCAACCACCGGCACGACCTAACTTAGGAACTTTAATCTTTTCGCCTTTTTCGTCCAGAATAAGATTGCCGTTTTCATCCTTCTTATCTGTTTTAGAAATAGAAGGAACCTGCCCCAAATTGGGGTTAGCATGTGTACAACGACCAGTCACCGCGCCGCAAGGATTGACGTGGTGGTGAATTTTATTCTCAGCCGTGACCAGCTTGAGCCAACCATTATCACCTTCGGCCAACTGACCCAAAGTCTTTTGCACCCCGAAATAATCGGCTAGCGAATCCGCAATTGGAATATTTTCAGCGGCATGCTTCAGCGTAATTTCGTTGACTTGCGGTTGACCTTTCTCGGTAAAATCAGTAGGCTTCCACCCAAGTTCGATCAATCGTTCCGCGACTTGCTGACGCGAGCCGGGATTGAATTCTTTGTAATAGACCGGGGTAAAGGGTGCGCCAGCTATTCTATCACCCTTCGTCACATCCTTATACTTAATGCTTCGCTTCGGAATCATTAGCTGCGGCGTTGGTTTATCACTTGGATGATCGACCAACATTTCGTAGACCGAATCTTCAAGCTCTAAATTATTAATCGCGTCCCAATCTACAGCATTAAACTCCTCACGGAGTTTACCGTAAGTCGTAATCTTTTGGGGCTCCATTCTGCCGGGGAACTTCTGCTCACACTCTACCCTGATTTTCTCTCTGAATTCCTCAAGCTCTAGTCTGAGTTTGTTCGCCGCTTCAGTATTGAAAGGAAAACCGTTGTCTTCTTGCTGAATCAATCGATCCGCAATTTCGTGTTCGAAGATGATCGGAAATTCTGGATAGTTAAGCTCAATGAGCATCTTCCAAAGTTCTTCAGTAACGTCCACGTCGTTTTCGCAGTATGAACCCATTTCCTCATTGTAGGTTCCCCAAACATGAAGATGTACTGCAAGAGGATTAGTAATTCCAAGCTCTTTCGCCTCTTTTTCTCTTTGTTCCGAATAATCACCTTTCCACTTACCGATACGGTACCCCCAACTATCGAGGCTGTGACGGCCAATGAATTTAGAGGGAAGCCTGTCGCGCTCGTGAAGGCGGAAATCTAATTCCTTCTGGTGCGAGAACATCAGACGCGTCATAACAAGCGTGTCGCGAACCTTGCCACGAAACTCAAACCATGGGAAAACCTTGGCAATAGCTCTTAAGTCGAAGTCGAGAATGTTGTGACCCACGACCATTTCAGCGTCTTCTAGAAGCCTTACGCCTTCTTCAATTTCTTCTAGACCGACAAACTTAAACTTTTTACCAGTTTCAAACTCCGTGATGCAAAGACAATGAATCTTTGTCATAGGAGGAATTTCAATAAGATCGTCTCCATACTTGATGAACTTGCTTTGCAAAAGTCCATCGCCTTCGATGTCGAATATTGCTGTTCTAAGTTTCATTTTTTCTTCTTTATTAGCTTTTAATAGAATAGCATCACAGTGGCAGCGTTTCGGTTTGCAGAAGCAGACCAAATCTTTGCCTTTTAATTTTGATACGTCGAGAGTAGGAAGAATTAAAGATTCAAATTTATCGCAAACCTCATCCCTATCTCCATCTCTTCCTATGACAAAGGGATTTCCATATGCTGATCCACGACCACAATATACGGCCCCGTTAGGGGAAGTATTATGATACTTATTGTGAACCGATGGCACGTTAAAAGTTTGATTTGTGCGTTTCGCTTGCCAATGATACCGTGATATGGAGCGCGAAGTTTGTTGTATCTTCAGGATGGGTAAGGGCGTAGACAATCTTCATTCTATAAAGGTCTTTGTCTTCCTTGATCCAACCTGAATTAGTCATGACGGTATTGTTATGATCCGTACCAAACTTGAACGCAATTTCAAGCGCCTTGACCAGATCATGGCTCGCATTGTGGTTCCAGAACGCAATCTGAGAACCTTCTTTTTTAATTAAATATCGGATGGAGTACATTTAAATTGTCCACTTGGAGATGCGATAATTTTTATAGATTGATTTCTTGTCCGCGTCTGAGACGTGCCAAGTCCAGTACCACAACGCGTCGTCATGAGTTTCATGGAGCGAACGTAGTTCAAAATGGCTTTCGCCTGTTACGTCTTCATATTCAAGTTCAAGGGCGAAAACGATCATTGCTCTGTAATCTCTAGGTAGCCAGTTGTTTTATCCGTGGCGAGAGGCAGGAGCCATGAAAGGTTTGGTGTAATGTTCTTCGGCAGATTATGCATCTGAAACCATTGAACCGTTTCGCCGTCACCTTCAGTGTTTTTAATATAGGCTGCGTCAAAATCATTTGGAATTTCAGCGGCAAGGCAATGAAGTTCATATGTTCCGCCGTCCCAAGAGGAACCTTTTTGAGTAGCGAAATGTTTCCAAAGATCGGGACCGATAACGAGATGCGTTTCTTCGGCAAACTCGCGCATCATAGCGCCTTCGATCCACCCATCATCCTGCTCTTCGACCTTACCGCCGATACCGTTCCATGTCGAAATGACATAGGAAGGGCCTTTGGTTTTATAAATCAAAGCTACACAATCACGCCAGAACGCAAACCCTAACACATATTTTTTAATTTGTAAAGTCATTTTATTTAGAATCCTCTACTAAATTCCCATATGGGATATTCGGGAGGAAGGCTTAAGCAATCCTCTAGCGACAGTTTAAAAACTCTACCATCACTCAATTTATAAGAGCCTCCTTGCCCACCACTACCTGTGGCCCAACCTTCTATGACGCCTAACTGCTGATTTGCCTCAACAAATTCTTCTGATTTCTTGGTCATTAAATTAATTCTTCCATGCCGCGCCAGAGGACATAATCATCTTGCTCGACAGAAAAATAGTCATCGTCACCAAAATAGCCATTTAACTTGTCTGCGATAAAATCCGCATAATTTTTATTAACATTTTCAGCAACGAGTTTATCTGCTACACTCTCTCTGCCATAGTTATCTCTAATAATTATTTTCATATGTCACCATAGGTTAAATTTTTAGGTGTTGACAAACGCATTGATTTTCCTTACATTGGGTTTTGTTAGTTCATTACATAAGGAGAAACGTAAATGGAACAGCTTACTCACGTCATGGCAGTTGGTGGCCAGTCTTGGGGCAAAGGAGAAAGCTCAATCGAGGCTCTTAATAATTGGGCCAAAAATTTTGGCAGACTCCGTGCCGACAAAGTCACTGTAAGTCTCCGCGCCGTAACAAAAGACGCTTATGTTGATGGCATGGGCGTACTCTATGCGGCCAGAATGGAAAAACTTCCTGATATGACCTTTAATCAAAAAGATTTCGAGACATGTTTCGAAGGTCAGATGATTCTTCAAGACTTGATACACGGTTTTGAAGTCTCAGACGCAATCTACGAATTGAAGGAATCTTCTATCGAGGAATAAAGTAATCTGATGGTAGAGCGCCAGATCAAATCTGGCGCTCATTTACTTCATATCCTCATAATCGAGATAGTAATGCTTACCGCAAACGTCGCAATAATATTGCTCGCCATCCATATCGATGTAACTAGTGTCTTCATAAATGTTGGGGCACTTGGACCATTTACCATCACCTATGTCCCACAGACTTTTTGGAAAATCGTCTGAGAATGGCGTGAAAACAGATTTACATTCTGGTGGTTGCTTAGCAGGATCGCCGTCGTAATCAGCCATTTTGAACTTCTTCGCTTTCGTAGATTTTAGAGTCAGCTTCTTCAAAACATGTTTCACACCAGAAGCCACTTAAAGGGCCTTCGGACCAAACAATGAGTGTGCAAAGGTTGGCGCAATCTGAGCCAGCGCACTTAATGTAAGTACCGTCATTCAGCATAAAATCTACCGCTTGGGCTCATGGTCAGCATCTGGCGCTTCGCGTTTAAATGAGTGATGGTATGCGTAGGACTCCAAGAGCTAAGGCCCTTGTTGTAGCCCATGTCGAGTTTACCCATTACGCCACTGGTCCAAATGCCATCGAAGATGCTGGCGCTATGTGTGTGAGCCGTGTTAGCCTTCGTGCCCATGCGGGAGAAGGATCGTGGTGAAGGCCGTGCCCCATTTGGCCCTAGGTGGCCGTGCATTCCGTTTTCAATGCCACAGACTTTATAGGAGTCATCTTCTGGAACAAATTTCAACCCCGCCGCGTTATCTGGACTGTAGCGCTTGATTGCTTCCCAAAAGATGTTATATTTGGAATCGCCGTCTCGGATGGCTTTGTACTTGCCAAGTTGCGTCTCAAGGAAAAAGATCGCGTTTACAGGGTCTTGCCTGTAGTCACCAGTCTTCAACCATTTAGATAAGGCAGTATCATGATTCGATTCGATAACAACGCTAGAGCACCAAGCCCTCTTAGTCTCACGGAGGAACAACGCCGCATCCGCAAGGTCGTTCTCCACGTTCTCAGTATTATTTACCCACATTTCGAACCGGAAATGTGGGTCGTTGATAGAGTGGTGGTTTCTGGCACGAAAATCGATAGTATCGTGAAAGAACTGATGGTAAGGTTTCAGGATATCGAGAAGACAGTTGGAGGAGACATTACCCTTCACTGAAGGAGAGTAACCAAACGCGGCGATAGACGCGGTTTCATCTAGTTTCTCGTAATGGATATCTCCCCACGTAATACTCGCTACGCGATTGCCTTCGACCACACCTTCTGTCGTGACATAGCGTGTCAGGTCATAGAAATTACCTGTATCGTCTTCACCCATGAGGTGGCGGCAGAAGAATTCCCCATTGGAACAGACTTCGGCCAACACAGCGCCATAGGTGTGATGAAATTCTGCGATCAGACCGGCGCGCTTCTGCACATAGTTAGGCTTTGAGATTGTACCTGTGGTCATGACGATCTTTGCCGGATCGCCTTTCATCATCGGTACGCTCTCAAGTCTAATTTTTGCGTGAGGAATAATTCCCCATTTATTTTCAGTGTAGGTTTTTAGGCCGAGCAAAGGATCGCTGGCTGTCGGCAAGATATTCATCTCGCCTGCAAACACAACGTTGTCACCTAGCAGGACGCGATCATTTGTGAGGTAAGGGAGTACTGAGTCTGGAAAAACTACTTTGTGCTTGCTGTGCTCTTGAAACAGAGACTTATTATAAGTGTAACCCGATACCATCAGTTGGGCATCGAGATAGTCTGCATAAACTTTTAGAGCATCAAAGAAAGGGTGAATCTTAGTTCCATCTTGAACACTGGTCAAGATGTAACGCTTTACTCCACCCTTCTTTTTAGGAGCTTTAAAAACTACCGGCTTAATGACTTTAGTTTCGGTAAGATTTCCGGTGCGGATTCTGCGTACCGCGTCTGAGAATGTTGACTTTGGAATTCCTAATTCTTTTGCTGCTTTGCGGGCACTGCCATACTTTTTGATGGCATGAAAAATTTCCTTATCAGATAAATTCATTCTTTTTATTTTTCTACTCTATGTTAAAATCGTGGTAAGCGTATCATATAAAAATTAAAAAGTCAATATATTATTTTAATCTCCGCATCATTTCAGCACCGTTTGATCTAACGATTCTGTAACGACCTGTTTTGTTTATAATTTTAGCCTCGTGACCAAAAAGATTATATGTTCGTTCACTAGGGACAATAACTTCTTCTTTATAAAAATAAACACCTAACATTGCGTCATCGCCATAGGCTTGCCAAACATTAATGTTTTTCTCGCTAAGCATCGTTTTGATTTGCTGAATGCTGACACCGTTTAACTGTTTCTGGCTCCACAACGATTGCGCGACTTGTTGATACGCGTTCGTGGCGCAGTCAATGAACCTAAATCTCTTACTGTCTATCGCAACATTCTCCATTCCTCCGTAGACGCGGCAGTCGAAGCCGTTATAGTTTGTGACCTTATATCCTTGAATTAATTTATAAAATTCTGTGGAGCAAAAACTTGCCATGAGAGTTGCGAGCTTCATGACACGGCCCGAATGTGGATGCTCTACCCAACCAGTACCGTTACGGTTCATGCGGGGATGCCAGATCAAAGTGATTTCATCGGACTGCGTATAGCTTTCAGTCGCTCCATAGCGTTCCATCAGCAGCTTTGTTACATCCGCCATTGTCTCGCGAAGCGTTCCATCAAATGGGCGCTTCAAGCCTTTGGTGAAATTGTGGAAGCCGTGACCATCTAAACGGGCCACCATATATTGATCAGCCGGGATATAAGTCTCGACACTGTCTTCCAGCTTTTTTAGATAATCAAACTCTGCTAAATTCTTCATTCAAAACCTCAATAACTTTATCAACGCCATCGTCATAATATTGCAGGATAATGTCTTGTAGCACAGCGCCGGGGATCGGTCCGTACTCCTTGGCAAAACCTTCCGCGTCCTGTCTTTCAAAAAAGAACTTAACCATGCGGATAATCTCAGGCGTTTCGAGCGGCTTAATTTCAATCACGTCGTCAAACCGGCCCTTCCTGAAAAGAGCAGGATCGAGCTTACCTAAGTGATTGGTTGTCGCGACAAGGATGAAATTCTCAGGCGCATTAATGCCGTCGATTGCGTTAAGGAGGTCGGCCAAGGAGATCAGACTAAACTCTTCGCCGTTGCTTCCCGTAACTTTGTTGTCGTCATCATCGTCATCATCCGGCGCTTCGTCACGTTTAGCCGTGATGTTGTCGCAATCAATATCTTCCATGATTCCTAGATAAGAAGCGCGTTCATGCTCCTGCCTGTCGTCTGGATCATAAATACCGTTTAGCGCTAGCGCTAGCCCCGGCAAGCGAGTCGGGCTAACCATGACAACGTGACGGTTCGTAATCGAAGCGATATATTTGGCGAGCGTGGTTTTTCCCGTACCGGGAACACCATGGAGAAGGATGGCATATTTATAAGGGATGCCGCGATCCTCATACCAAGTTCTATTATCTTGAAAGAATTTAATTCTTTTTTCGATATGCACAAGAATGTCTGGATCAATAAATACGCCGTCTCTGTTACGCTTCGGCATATCTTTCAGATGCTGAACCCAATCCTTGGTCAGGCTGTAGATTTTAATTTTATCTTTATTTTTCGCCTTCTTCTCTTCAAAGAAGTCTTCATAAAGCTTTAATACTTTTTTCTTCGACGTGAAAAAATGCGTGACAGTCAGGTCTTGCTTGAAATCTTTGCTGTCTGACTTTTCTTTTTGACGCTCCAGCTTAACGATGTGGCCGCGAAATCTGGTCCAAGACGTGCCTAGTCCAACACTCATCTTATCCCCGTCCAAAATATTTTGGCGGGACAGGAAATTGATAGTGTTTTTATTAAATTCAGTGACAACGTCAACGAAATTATCGTTGTCACTGAAGACATTGATCGTAATGGTGGAGCGATGATATACCGCGTTCCAAATCTTGCCGGGAATGCTTTTCAGAGTGTACATAATTCCTGAAAGCGCTACCGTGCCAATACCAGCAATGAGGAAATCGTTTTTAAGCTGAGACTGTAGCCAAATATGAAACTGCGATTCTGCTACAGTAGTAATCGAAGAAAGGTCCATTATTAAATCAACTTCCTAAACTCTTTAAGAAACTTCTCCTTCGCCTCTGCCGGGGTCCAAGGATGAAACTTCTCATCTACCTGTCTAATGATTGAGGTGTCAATTGGAGCACCCCAATGCTTAATAAACGTCGTGCCTTCAAAGTCAAGCAAAAGCTTGTCGTAAACTTTAAGGTAACGATGCTCTTCTTCCGTAGGGATTTTACCAAGGAATTTTTTATAGATTTTTGCCTGAATATTATCTTCCAACTTTCTAAAGTCGGGAAGAATGTTCTTGAATGGCGTTGGCATGTCTGAGCCATAAGCTTCACTGCCGTCATGAAGAAGACCAAGCATTTGATTTCGTTGCATGAAGCGAGCGACATAAACACTATGCTGTGCCACGCTATAGAACGCGCTACAATGACCGGCCCAACGGCAATTCATCGAAAGGGCGTGGGCAATATCTTCAATATCAAAATCGTCTTCAGTGAATTTGAGGGGATTAAAATCAATCCCCGTAAATGTTGTAATATAACCCATTAAATTAAAATTTCCAATTACATAAAGCTGTGGTAAATAAAACCAAGCGCTAAGGTGGTGAGCGGAACAGCAATACTTTTGACTGTGTTGCTAACCACCTTATCTGCCAGCGACTTCCCGTTTTCTGTTTTGGGAGCGACAAAATTAAAAGTCAAGAAACCCTTAAGCGCAATCAGCCCTAGGGCGTGAACCATACCAATTACAGGAACTCCTAGCGGGACAATGAACCAGAGCCAGAGATAGGATAAAGTATAGGCATTCAGAAATACAGAAAATGGTACAATAATTAGAGCAAAAAATACGGCAATAGATGAAACGGACTTTTCTTCTTCTTCAGTCATTTAAAAGCTTCTTTCCAATGGAATCGACAAACCGACTCATATTCACTATCTCCGACTTCAACTACGTCAGTAGTGATTACAGGGCTGCCGTTACTGTGTCTTAAAATTTGAGTTGCTTTAGCGCCACACCGACATACCGTTTTTATTTCTTTGATTTGATCGGCAAGTGCGAGGAGGGTTTCAATGGCGGGTCCAAATAGCGTACCATTTGAATTATTCTTGAGGCCGTAGCAGAGAACAGGGATTTTGAAATAATCAACTATATCAGCAAGTTCTTTGATTTGTTTAGCGGTAAAAAATTGAATCTCATCAACGAAGATGACAGACTTTTCCCAATCATGCATTGAGACATTTTCTACAAACAAATCAGTTTGAGTAAGGGCCACGGCGGCGCGTTTAATTCCTACTCTGGAACTGATGTAACCTACTTTGTCGCGATTGTCAATAGCAGAAGTGAAATAATAAACCTTCCAACCCTTAGTTTCATAATTATGTGCGGCTTGGAGTAAGGCAGTTGATTTACCAGCGTTCATTACGCTGTAGAAAAAATGTAATTTAGCCATTACGAGCCGTTCCACTCCCATTGTTCGTATGTTTTGCGAATCTCTTTTTCCACTAAAGCAATAAAAATTCTAAGATCGTGATGAGTTAGTTCAACGCGAGGAGAATCTAAAGCTTCTTTATTTTTAAGTTGTCTCAAAAGGATTTCGTAAAATTCTGTCATCAGTACCAATCCGCGTCTGTCTGTTCCATAAATTGAATCGGATGATCATTGGGCAGATAGGTCCAGAGCGTGGTTCTGTCCCATCCGCCGCCGCTAAGTGATTCACCGTCTTCAGCATATAGAATGTCACCGTTTTTATTAACATAAGCGGCGTAACAAGACGCGCCGCGTTCCGAGACAATTACAATTTTACTCCCCGGTACGGGGGTTTCCGTTTCAAACTTACTCCACATAATCATACTCAAACTTAATTTTTAAAACTTCTTCGGCAAAATTTCTAAAATTGTAATGAGCATCACTGCTGCGATACTCGTATGTTTCACCGTTATAATGGAACACACTCACTGTGTCGTAATTGGAGCAACATCTATCGCCACATTCCCAATAATCGTCGCGCTCTTCTACTTTAATCGTTATCATAAATTCTCCATCCGTCTTCGAAGAAAGGGTCGTTAGAATCAGAGCTATCTTCCGCTAGGCCGGAAACTTCCTTTGTAAATATGTAGCCATCGCTGGTGGCTTTAATGATAATTCTTTTAATTTCTTTACAATTCTTGAACTGAAGCACGTCGCCGGATTTATAACGAATCATTTAAATAGTTCTTCCTTGTTTAACTCTAATGTGTCGAAACGACGATAACCTAAAGCCAAAGCCATTTCTACCCAAGCTTTGGCTAACTCAATGTCATCCACAATCCCGACATTGAAAAAACTACCCTCGGTACGCTTTTGAAGTACATAATAAATTTTATTCATTAAGATACTCCCTTAAGTCATTGGGGAAATGCGTCACTAGCGGGTCAAATTCTCTGCCAGTTACAAACAGTCCGCCGAGGAGATAACAATACCTGTAGCGTCCATCCGTGCCATCTAAAGTGACAACGACGTGTCGCGTTCTATCTTTGCTGATCCACTCGTAAATGATTTCTAAATAATCTTCGTCCCACCAAACATTTGGTTGCCAGTCTAGGCCAACCAAATGTTTTTCGAAGTGGTATCGTTCTACGTCTAAAGGCGTATCTAAATTATCCACCATGTTTCCTTAATGCTTACAGATGAAAATACTCTTCGTAAATCTCGTTGAGGTGAAGATCATGAACAACTTCGTCCATAAAATTTTCATCTACCTTCTCTGGCAAATCAGATACTAACATTAATTTTTCTAATTTGTCAAGGTTATCTTCTAACTGAGAGGCAATATCTTTGTAGGGATGTTCGCCACGCTTAATCGTTAGAAGCTCAGTAGCATTGTGACGCGGGAAAGTGATTTCACCTGTTTGAAGTAGCTCCATGGCCTGCTCAGAGACCCGTATGGCGTGATACAATGCTTTCCAGTCCACACCTTCATTCTGTTCCGCCATGAGCGCCCTAGAGCCATACTCATCGAAACTACGCTTGTAGATCGCGTGAGCCTCTTTCAAAGCAATGGTGTAGCCAACCTTGCGGTTAATCGCTTCGAAATATTCGACTGTCTCGGTCGAACCTTTAGCCACAGGCATCTCAACGAATTGGGAATGCTCATTGACTACGATGAAACGCTCAAGCTCTTCGTGGAACATGGGAACGTCTTTGATCTTGGTGTTAGCGCCATAACTCGCGACCCAAAATGAGAACAGGTCCGTCGCGTTGCGAGCCGTGGCGACACGCGAGCCTCGAATCCCGTAGCGGTTTGACTGCGTCCTGATATATCCTACAAAGCCCTTAATATCGCGAGCCACAAGCTTGTGGCGATTAGGGATGATCAGGTCTTTCCATTCCGAGGAAACGGTAATAGCTTTGTCGAAAGGAACATGAAGCAACTCTTGGGCCACCATATCGCCCTTCTTCAGCATGTCGAAGAACTTCAGGAGAGAGAAACTTTCGTCGTCTACATCTTCTTTAGTGTTCTTCGTCTTATCACTACCGGTTGAATTGGAGATAACACGAGCCGCGTCTTGCATAATCAAATCGCGAGCTTCCGGAACGTGAACGCCCTTATAATCAGTGTCGCTTTCAGGAGTGCGCGTCCCGTAAAGCGATGAGCCAAATTCAAGACGAATCAATTGTTTCACTTTTTTACTCCTCGTATCTAACTTCGTACCTGAGATAAGTGCCAGCGGGATAAACTGCTTTGTCGTACTTGTCAGCGCCCCACTGCGCTTCTTTGTAGAAATTGTATTCAACTGTCAATCGTCCTTCAAAATCTAAGAATGATGATATATTCTTATGGACGATGACGGTTGCGGTGGGTCTATCCACCCATACGTAAACATTTCTTTTCTTCGTCATTTAAATGTGCCGTTTCTGTGATAGTATATGTCAGCATATGAGTTTTTTCGTTATAAACAAAGTCAAGCCGTGGCCTTATAAATTTGGCAGAGGCCCTAAGTATCTGCTTTCTCAACTCTTCCCTAACGGAAAAATGAAGGCGACTTTCGCCGCCTTCACCTTCAATCTTATAGTCCGAGAACATTTTACTGAAGCTTCTTGGTCGAGCGGACCAAATTCTTCACGTCGGGGATCGAGAGACCTACTTCGCCAAAGGCATCGGGATTTGCTGTGGACCATGCCGAAGAGATAACGATTTCAGACGCGACACCCATGGTATTGACATCCTTACGACCGAACGTACCGGAAGGCATGAGCTTGCCATAAGAACTATAAGGCATTACCACGTTGGTCCAAACCGACTGCTTCACACCATTGGAGTCGGTGTATTCCGCGTCGTTGAAGTCCTTATCTTCTACCGGCACAAGGACCAGAGTTTCAGCGAACTTAGATGCTTCACCAGTAACGAACTTGCCACCCGGAGCGCCTGTATAAGCGAGGCAAGCACCCTTACCGCCGTTCAGCTTAATCAAAGCAGCTGCGCCGCCGCCATTATCGATTGGAACTTCCTTGTAATCCGCGCCGCCATTTTCCACGTCAGCCGCGATGAGGCCACGAAGCGTAATAGCATGGCCAGAGTCTTTCCCACCAGAGTAAACAACAGTGCTCTTGTTAAGATCGGAGAACTGCGTCACACCAGACTTTCGATTACAAATCAGGTGGAAATACTCGGTGTAAAGGTTACTTTCCAGAACGATCAGATCGAGAGCGTTCGGATTTTCCTTGCCATACAGATATAGAGCATCACTCTGCGCCATAGATGCATCGCAATCGCCACTAGCGATCTTCTTGAGATTATCTCCCGATCCTTCGGTATTGACGTTGACAACATTCACCGTACCGGCAAGTTGCTGCTTCAGTACTTCAGCGGTAAAGTCATAAACTCCACCCTTAGTGCCGGAGCAAAACTTCAGCGTGGGGGTTTCCTGAGCCATTGCAGCAGTTCCAGCCATTGTGGCAAGAGCGAGAGCAGCACCCAAAATCATTTTCTTAATCATACAATATCTCCTTAGTTAGTTGATGCGGAATTCGTTTACGCATTGTTGATATAGTCGTTTTAGATTCGGCTGTCAACAGACATTTCGTAATTAATTTTGCCTAATTTATCCAAAACTCTCATGCGCTCTATAATGTAATGCGTTGCAATGGGTCTGACGTAGCTCCCTGTAAGGGAATATTTAGCACCATCCTCTGGCAAGATTTCGTCAATTCTAACTTCCTGAGCCGCCGCGCCTAGCCTCAAGTCATTGGCATGGTATACCACGTTCCAAAAAAGAAGCTTTGCGGCACGACGTGGGACGCCTGACTCTTCGGCTAATAGGCCATAGAAATCAAAATCCGCGTCCATATCAACCCACGTCTTATCATACTTTCTAAACTTCATCAGCAATATTCCATAATGCCTTCTTCTTCCAACCTATCCCTAAATTCTAGGATGAGCCTGACAGCTTCGTTGACGCGCTTCGCATCTTCGGCAACCAAAAGATCGGAGGGCTCGATATAGCCGCCATCAAACAGGTCATAGAAAAATTCTGACGTGACCAGTGGTTCAACGTTTTCTTTGAACTTCATCTTCTTTAATTTCCTCTGTTTTGAAATATTCATCAGGGACGCAACACGCAACGAAGTGCATTCCTCCCAATGTGTGACACATGCACCGGCATTCACTTCTTTTTCTATACATCTCTGACTTCCAATATCCAGTGTTGATGTTCCCTGTCTTCGTTGAAGTAAAGTCTTTCTGTCACCGAGGGAGAAAATTGCAACAAGTCAAACTTGTCGATAACCAATGTTCCGCCATTCCTCTTCGCCAAAATGAAAATAAGAAGTTTAAATACATGATCGTCAGACATTTTTCTTCCTATCTAATGCGACGTGAATCATTTCTAGCTTCTCTAACACAATCTCCATCAACCGTTCTTCCAACGAACCGGAAACAATGAGATAGTGAATCAGGGCATGCGCGGTTTGGCCGATTCTATGAATTCTATCTTCGCCCTGTTCCAACAATGCTGGTACGAAACAAAGCTCTCCCATGACCAAGTTCCACGCCTCAGTCAATGTGATGCCCACGCCAGCCGCATTGATATTACCGACAAAAACTCGGCAATCAGGATCGGTTTGAAAACGTTCAACTGAAGCGTTTTTCTCCTTGTCGCTCATGCCACCAATGAATTTTACGCTGCCTTCAAACGCATCCGCTATTCTGTGGGCCACAGTTCTGTGGATCACCAGCACAACTACTTTCTCGCCACTCTCTAACAATGACCTGATATATTCAATCATCATAGGAAGTTTGGCTAAGCCGATTTCTTCTCTGGCATTGGCGATGGCTTCGAAGTGGGTCGCCTCATAATTATCAAAGTCTTCTACATCACTGAAATTTTTTGTTCTTTCGTGAATATTATCAATAAGATGCCTGAGTTGAAGGTCAGTCATTTCCTCGTAATCTGCTTCGGTCTTTTCGCCGTTTAGGATCATAAGGCTTTTCAAATTATCTTGAAAGATTTGCTTTTCTTTCTTGACAAGTCTGGAAAGGCCGTCTTGAGGTAGAGTGATAATCTGTCTGCGCTTAGGCGGAAGCTCTTTCAACACATCGTTCTTGTGGCGACGAATCATAAACGTGCTGCGGAGAAGTTCTTGAAACTCTTCCAAATTGTCTGTGCCAGTCGTATCCCAATGGCCCCAAGGGGTTTCAAACGCGGCGCAAAACTTCTTGATAAATTTAATGTAATTGCCAAATACGTTTTCAAAACCAAACGCTGAAATGACGCAGAACATGTCGAGCGGCTTGTTGAGGATAGGAGTGCCGGTCAGGAAAATTCTCTTGATAGCTTCAATAGCGCTGATTTTATCTTTACGACGCTTTCCCTCGTAACCAATGACTTGCTTGGTCTTGCGGGCTTCTTTATTTTTTAGAACGTGAGCCTCGTCACAGACCAGAACATCCCACTTGCGCGATCTTACCTCGTCATGAAACTGCTCCAACATATCGTAATTAATAATTACAATATTATCGTCGGGCCAAATGTATTCCGTTATGGATTTCTTTGTGCCTTCGGCATCAATAATGATTTTAGGTTTGGTATGAGCGGTGCCAATGGTCAGGCCTAGTTCAGGTCTGACCCATTTCTTTGCCTCTTTCTCCCAATTAAGTTTGAGCGAGGCAGGCACAACAAGTAGAACATTCTTTACGTCGGATAAGTTATTGATAACGCCAAGGGCTTGAACCGTCTTGCCAAGGCCGGGACTGTCTGCGATCAATGTATCAGGGCGTTCCAGCGCATACGCAATACCGGCGCGCTGGAACGGGAGGTAGGTCAGGCCATCGGGTGCAAGAAGGTGTCCGTCATAATCATCTGCGAAACTAGCCTCTACGAGTTGGCGCTTGATTTCGTCTAAGTTATCGAGACGTTCTTTTGCCGCATCGACGCAGTTATCATAAAGCTTCCTAGCCGTGTCATCATTTTCAGTGACCCAACGAGTACCATTAAATTTAAAGCCTACGCGTTTTAGAATTAAGCGTTCTTCATAGGTGCATCGCGCAACATAAAGCCCGTTCAGTCTGTCAATTTTTATTGTCATATTTTATAAATTAACTTGACCCATAAACCCCGGCTGATCCGAGGGTCCGGGTTTGATTTCCCTCAAAGCGACTATATGGCATCCATTTCTAATAATTGTATCATAAGTAGGGATATCTTCTCCCTCTTTTACAATATAGGAAACCCATCTTCCCTCTTCGTTTGGAAGTTCGTCCCTAACTATTTTACAATGAAATTCTCTATACATTATATACTAATTTT